TCTTCGCGAGGCGCGTTGACGCGTCCGGCGAGTTGTTGCTCCAAGCCTTCGCGCTGATCAGCGGCCCACTGGTCGAGATAGGTCACGCACCGGTCTGGTAACGCCGTCATATCGGCGAGAGGCTCAAAGTCTGCCGCAGTGCAAGCGTCGAGGTCAAGAGAAACCCACGGGTCCGTCGAAGCGACTCCGAGGTCGGGGTTGTCGCTATCCTCGCATCGACAAACTACCACAACGGCGGTGATGACGTTTTGCTGTACCGATCCGTCGCCGATCTCCATCTCTGGAACGACGCGCAATCTTTGCGTTATCTCGTGCGTATGCACATACGATGCCATTTTCTGATCTCCTGTTTATGCCGCTTCAAGTGCTTCGATGCGGGCGGTTAGTTCTTGGATTGCCGCCGTCAATAGCGGCACGAGTTTACTCTGGTCAATACCTTGATATTCGGGGTTGCCGTCTTCATCAACTGCGTCTTTTTCGCCAGAAATCGCTTCTGGTACTACAGGAGAAACCTCGTGCGCGACGAACCCGTCAACGGTCGTGTTGGGGTCCGATAGAAAGTTGAATCGTCGAGGCTGTAATGCGTTCACGCGATCAACCGCGCCGGTGATTGGGACGAGGTTTTCCTTGAGTCGATAATCGGAGCTTGTGTTGTATGCCGTAGCCGTAGAGGTGACACTAATAGAGCCAACCTGCGTGACAGCATCGTATCGAAAAGCCGCAATCTCTCCCGTACTACCGGCGCGGCTAAGATACAAAGACCCCGCTTGCCTTGCCGCCCATATAAAACCACCCGTATGTATTTCAACTCCATCGTTGTCCGTTAAAACTGTAGAGGTAGCGGTTCCATTAAATCGTATATTCACATTCGAGGTCATAAACGCACAAACGCCGGTACTTTCTACGCGAAACCGCTCGGCAGGGGTTTGTCCACTGTATATATAGTAATTATTCACAAAGTGAGCACTGTCCACATACGCCGACGTTGAGCGGTTATAAACAACCGTATTGACCCCACCATTTAATCCGTTGACGTTGAACTCGTAGCCTGCCGCGCCGCCGTTTGACACAACTAGAGGATAGGATGGCGAGGACGATCCTATGCCGACGCGCTGAGACGTATCAATCGTGATTGCCGTGATGTCGTTAGTGCCCAATGAAAAATTATGGCTTGTCCGAGTGCCTGCATATTGCGCAGCATAACGACCGCGCTGAGTGCCTGCCGCGCCAATGCGGATTTCACCATCAGCAGCACCGGAGCGCATAACTATGTTGGTGTAAGTGCCATCGCTAATATGGAACGCATCAGCTGATGCACTTGGCGTTCCTGCAATTAAATGCAAAGGTGCTGCTGGCGAGGACGTGCCCAATCCAATCAGACCTGCCGATGTCAGCGTTAGCCTATCGCTGCCGTTATAGAGACGGTAGCTGTTGTCACTGACAATCGTCTGATACCAATAGTTGCCGCTCTGGTTGACCAGTTGTAGCTGTGCGTAGCTTCCTGCGTTTGACGTGCTAATACGCGCCACACCGTTTGTTGATGCGTTGTTAACGTGGAAATCGACCTGTGGCGAGACCGTTCCCAATCCGAGCAGACCTGCGTTGGTCAGCACCATGGCTTGCGTGAACGAGACTGTGTTGCCTGCCGTGCCAGAGGGCGCGGTAAACCAACGATGTTCGCCACCTGCCTGTCCATACGACAACGCATATCCGTTGTTGAGATATATATTTTGCGAACTGGAATTTACATACCAGTTGTTGTTGTAATACACATCTCCACCTGCGCCACCTGCGTTATAAACAGATGCGCCGTCACCAACCTGCAATGCCCGTATCGTACTAAGCCACGCACTCGGCGTAACGCCCAACCCCATGTTGCCGCTCGCGTTGAGCGTTAGTAAAGAGGTTCCGTCAGAATACCCCTTGCCGCCTACACGCCAGTTGAAAATTCGACCACCAATAGTATTGTTAGCGTCTATCTGGTAAAACATACCGTAATCAGATGCGAGTGTTGCGTTGTCGTTACCCGCTGCGCCACCCGTGATATTGACAGTTGAGGTGGTTGAACTACCCCCGTGGACCGTCAAAGACTCCTCTGGCGAGGCCGTGTTTATGCCGAAATTACCTGCGCTCGTAATGCGGGCGCGTTCGGCTCCACCAACTGCAAAACGCAGGTATCCTCCACCGTTTACATCAATCCCAAAATTGCCGCTCGTGTCTATATAGCCGAGATAGGAATTTGCCGATGAGGTAGTTTCGTCAAGCCGCAATGCACTGGCCGAACTTGCTCCAGATGCGTGTAATAGAGTCGCTGGCGAGGCTGTTGAAATACCTACGCGCTGTGAGTCGTCGATGACCATAGCCAGAGAACCGTTATTATAGAACTCAATCAATTTGCCAGATTCTAATTGCCCAATCTGCAAATCATTGTTTGAGTCAATCCCAATCTGCGCTCCATCACTGGCCGTATTGCCCGTTGAACTATTCGTAAACGACTGAAATACGCTCGTTGGCGAACTGCTATACAAGGACAGGAGGCGCGTTGGCGAGTCCGTTCCCACGCCCAACCCAGTACTATCGAGGGTCATACTGCGCGTCGAATCAACATACCACGAATGACCGAGATACCCACGCGACTCAAGCCACGTTGACGTTGTGCCACCCGCTTCAAGGCGTATGCTGTCGCTATTGATGGAGCCAGTTTTTACGGTGAGATTACCTGCCGATCCTGTTGCGATGTTGGGGGCGAATACAGTTGTTGAGGGCGCATCTGGAGTAACTTGAAATACAGTATTATTTAATCTGTTACGCACCTTAAAATTTGTATTACCACCACCCGATAATTGACCTACAATAACCTCATCAGCCGAGGCATCAACGGTAAACCCTGCAGCAGTTGACGAGGTTCCGTCTGTCCACACCGCAAAATCCGCTGTTGCCCCTGCTGATCCTACCGTAGTTACACCGCTGAAAGTTCCCGTCGAGCCGCTGATCGTGCCGCCAGTGACATTGCCGCTGAAAGTTGTTGCACTAACCGTGCCCGTCACCGTCAACGTCGAACCGTCAAACGTCAAGTTAGTCTCTGCGTTGGCTGTGCCGCTACCCGTCCCCGTCAACACGCGGTTGTTCGCATCGTTAGCGATAAAGGTATCAATGGCATTTTTCAAATAATCATCATTTGCCGCCAATACATCGACATCGCTCGCCTTTGTCGGGTCGCCGACATTAACCGAAAAGCCTGCCGTAAATGCCATTAGAACCACTTGCTCCTTTTTGAAGTCTCATCGGGCGAGGCCGATGGATCAGCATACCCGTTGTTGTCTGTCCAAAACCCATGCTCTTCGCGTTGCACAAGGTCGCTTGATAACCAAGTCGGGGCCGTGTCCTCTGTCCATCGTCCCGCCGACAGGGTTAATATATTCCATGCCCGAATGACTGCCCGCATTTGGTTAAAATCTATTTGTATGTCGCGAACTTGAAACGGCACACCGAAGCCCGTATCCGCATCGGTGTATTTATTATAGACAAGGCGAAACTGGTCGGTCGGTTTCTTTGTCAATGAGCGCGGCCCAATGCCAACCGTTACCATTTCCAACTCTGCCGCGAACGCATACAACTCGCGCTCGGCGCGTGTCTCTGCGTCGGCATCTTGGTAGATAAACTTATACTGCATCCGTCGCCGTCGCCGCGATCCCACCAGAGCAATGGCCGCCGCATCCTCTTCGTCGTATCGACCCTTGTATCGCAAGTTTACAGGATCGTAATTGTAGTCAGCTACAATCTGGTTTAGCGTGATGCGTTCGGGGTCTCTTGAAACCTTAAACTGCTTGACCCCATCTTGCCGCGCCATCATGTCATAATCTCGGTATTGGTCGAGGTTCGTCAATGAGGCAATGCGAAACTTGGGCGCATATTTACCGTCCTCAACTATGAGGTCGGCAAACCCTTCGATAAGCGCGTCGGTTATTAATGAGTTTGACGAGACTTCCGACGAGATATGTCGCCGCGCCTTAACCGTTCCGACGTTCGCCGTCCATGCCGCGAACGCCGTCGCGTCAATGTTTGCCGTAGGCACTGACAAATGGGTCGTAAGTATATCGTCAACAATAGTAGGAAGTGACTCAAGGAGATTCCCGCTTGAAGTCGCGTCATCCGTTGCGCCCTGTATGTTGGCCGTAATTACGTCGGTCAACTGGTCGTATGAGTCCGAGATAGTAAACTCGGCGTTCGTCAAGTCGGTTGACGTTACGGTCGCGGCTACGCCGTTCTTATACACCGCTTCGATTTGCTTGATAGCGTGGTCGGCAATTTTAAACGTCTTGGTCGAGGTGTTCACGCAATAGCAAGGGACCGTTTCGCCCCCTGCCGCCGTCGTGCGCCAATCGCCATACACAAACGGGATCGGCAGGTTTTTCGATTTCTCCTCTACGTTTGGATAGGTCGAGGCAAAAAACTTATTTACCGGAAGGACGCGTTCGTCCTTCATGCGCTCGTCATCCAAGTCAATCGTTACTGTCGTGTCGTCAAACTCGATCCCGCTCGGAAATAAGACCGTGCCGACGAATACGGTCGTATAATCTGCCGAGGCTGTCCCTTGCCCGATCTTGACCGTTGTCCGGCGGTTGGCAAACTCGTAGTCATCGAACAGGTCGCTTATGGCTGAATCGCTATTATCGAGGGTCAACGTAAGCGACGGCATCGTCACACGCGGGTCGAGGATTTGCCCCGCCGATAGGGTCATCGCCGACATAGACAAGAGCCGCGCCTCGTAGACCGTCCCGTCGTCAAACGTCACCGCATCCCGCGCATACCGAACCGTCTTGCCGGTCAATTCGATCTCGACCAACTGCCGCCAGTCTTGGATACTGCTCGTATCGTCAAACGCCATTTATTTATTCGGTCTTTTCTTCAAAGACAAGTTGAGCCGTCGAGTATTGGCCGATAAATTGGTGGGCCAAACTGAGCGGCGTTTCTAAGTAGCAATACATAGAGTCCTTGCTCGGTCTATTCGTCGGGTCCAACGCAAGGACGACCGGCTTGCTATTGCCGACCTTCGTCATTATCGCGTCGAGCTTGTCGGTCTGCGTTTGGTTCTGTAGTTCAAAACGAACAGCGGCGCGACGGTAGCGGTTGCGATTCCGAAAGAATGTCTGCCGCCCTGCCACGCGGTCGCCCTCGCTTGGATCGTACATCGTGATGGTAAAGTTCTGGTTGATGTTGCGCGGTGGTTCGTAGTACGTCCCTGCCGCTATGCGCCCGATTTGTAAGTAGCTCGCGGCGTTGCCGGAATCGGCAAAGGTGACGCGCCAGTAGCGGTAGGTCTCGTCTAAGAAATATACAAGCCGTTGCAATACGTTGCCATCTGCGTCTGTAGCAATCGTCAATGCTTGGCTGTAGGCAGGCGATCCCCACGAGTCGGCGGTATTGGCCTGCAAGGTAACGGTTGCCGAAGCGGTCAAATTAAACGTGAACATCGAAAAAACGGTGATATTGGTCGCCGCCCCTAAATCAAAAACAATATTCTCCGACGCTTTGCCCGTCGTCCTCCAGAGCTTGCTCACATGGTCATGGAGGACGTTGGCCGGAACGAGGTCTGTATTGGCCTGTGAGCTACCCGTAACCGTTGCCGCGTCCCATGTATCCAGATTGTATAGAATGCGTGTATTCGCCATTATAGAGCCTTATGCGGGGTTATACGCTTGGATCGGCAACAAGGCCGGTGTTATACATAACGGAACGCCCTCGCGTTGATTCGCGCTGTAACATATTTACGATAAAATCCTTCGCGTCTGTTTCGATAAACGATTTGACGCTCTTTTCATCTATGGCCGATACCGAAAAATTAAAATGGTAGTTATTGCCACCGCTACCGGCGAACCCGCCGCGCATCCGAGAGGCGGGCGTAATGTTGACCTGTTCTGGCCCTTCCTCCCCTGCTAAAAATAAGGTTGGACCGCCAACCATGCCATTGTAACCGTTGGCCGCCTCTACAAGGCTGAGGCGACGCTCTGCCTCGCCCGTAATGCCCTCCTCAAATGCCTGTGCGCGTTGAGCGGCTTCAATGTCGGCGACCTCTTGCGTGACCAGTGCCTCGCGGAGTTCGTCTTGCACCATTCGCAACTCTGCTCCGGGCAACTGTTCGCCACGCCGTAGTTTGGGAATCAAGTTGAAAAGTAAAAGGCGCGTCGCCTCCTCGCTCAATCCAAACGATTTGAACTGTTCTGCTAACTTTGCTACGCCTGTTACGTTTGCAACCTCGCCTTTGCGGTTGTATATCCCTTCCAGAACCCCTTGAAAACCGCCTGTTTCGGCCAACTGACCGCTTGCCGCCTCAAACCCTTGTAGGATTGCCCCGAACGCGCCGGTGGCTCTCTGAGCGGCAGAGGGACCGTTGAAGATGACAGATGACGCGGCCTGTGCTAACTTGCCGCCAACTGCCGCCCCAATCGGCCCGCCTAAAATGCCGCCGATCTGTTCGCCCAAGCCAATAAAGGTGCTTTCAAAGTCGCCTGTGCGAATGCCCTCGGCCATTGCACTTTGCAAGGCTTTGCCTATTTCGTTTTTCTTTTCGCCGAAATGCTCTTTTAAAGAATTGGTTAAACTTATGCTTGCCTCTGCCCCTACAAGTTCCATCTGCGGGACAAACCCCACCTGCACCCCTTCGCCCAATTCTTGGCCGATCTTTTCGCCGTCATCCTTTGCGCTATCTTCGACCCTGCCGATTACTTGATCGTATTTGACAATGACTTCGGACATGCCCTCGTCAACCAAGTGACTCGCCGACTCTGCGGTCTCGGCAATAGCTCCCGTCACTCGGTTGGTGTCGGCCTCAAGCGCGTCGCCCATATCCGAGGCAAACCCCTTGATATTGTCAAGCGATTCGCGCACGTTGGCCGACCCCTCGGCCCATCGCTCTTTAAATGTCTTTGACGCATCGACCGTAATCGGGTCAAAGTCAATGTTGTCAATCGTTACGCCGATATATTCGCCGAGATCGTTAAAACTATCAATTATCCCGTTGATACCTGTCGCGAAGGACTGGCTTATGAAATTAACACCATCAACCAAAGGTTGTTTGATAAAATCCCAAAAAGCCAGAAATGCTTGCTTGAGTGGTTCCCAAACGATTTTTGCAAGTTCGATAATGATGCCATACATACCCCCTTGTCCCGAAGTGCCAACCGCGAAGTTGCTGACAAGGTTAAACGCGGCGTTGAATATACCGCCGAGATTGCCGAGAAAGTTTTTCGCAAAGTCGGCATTGTTGAGCAATTCGTTTAATACGTTGATGGCTGTATTCTTAAATCCGACAATCACCGCGAGCGCATCAGAAAACATCTGACCGAAACCGCCGACCGACTTAATAAACTCGTTGGTGTTACTTACCGCAGGCAGTAGAAAGTCATTTATCAACGCGCTCGCCATCGGGACAATATGCTCGCCGACAGAGATCGCCATTTCTGATAGAGCCGAGGTCAACTGCTTTACTGCGCCATCGAACGAGCCAAGTCGAACGTCGGCCATTTCTTGGGCCACGCCGCCGGATTCTTTTATCTTCTCGTCTAAACTGCGAAAGGCATTGACCCCCTGCGCCCGTAGCGCGTTGATCGCCCTCGCGCCTTCCGTGCCGAATATCTCAAACGCTTGTTGCGTAGTGACCGACTTCTCGTCTAACTGTTCCAAGATGTCAACCATTGGCAACACTTGCCCGTTGGTATCTTGGAAGGTCAACCCTAATTTAGCCGCTTCCTTCGCGGCTTCTTTCGACGGGTTAATCATTGCGCGGAGTGCTGAGTTCAGCGACGTACCGCCAATGCTACCCTGTAGACCGGCATTTGCAAGCAAGCCGAGGGAGGTCGTTACGTCGTCAAAGTCAACGCCTGCCGCCGATGCCGTCGGCCCAACCATCTTGAACGCCTCGCCCAACATCCCAACGTCTGTATTGGCGTTGCGTGAGGTTTGGGCGAGCTTGTCAACTACGCCGCCCAACTCATCGGCGGTCATACCCATACCGCTCATAATGTTCGACGCGATGTCTGCCGCCGCGCCCAATTCCATCCCCGCCGCCGACGCAAGGTTGAGCGTCGAAGGTAGCGCGTCCATGATGTCGTTGGTATCGAATCCGGCCATGCCGAGGAACTGGATTCCCTCGGCGGCTTCACGCGCAGAGAACGCCGTCGTTGCGCCCATGTCACGAGCGAGGTCGCTCAACCCCTGCAAGGTTTCGCCCGTCGCGCCCGTAATGGCCGAAACGTCGGCCATTGACTGCTCAAACTCGCGCGCTTGATTAAATGCGCTCGTCAACCCTGCACCTACGGCGGCAATACCTGCCGTCGCCATACCTGCCAGTGCAACGGTCGAGGCTTTTATGCCGGAGAGGAACGACCCTTGACGGTTCTCGTCAAATGTATTTGAGGTTTCTTTTTGTATGTCGCGGAGCGGAGCGGTAAACTGGTCATTGAGCTTTATCGCTACCGTCAAGTCCTGTCTGACTGCGGGCATTTTGTTCCCTCAATATTTTCGCGGTCTCGTCACCAATAACGTCGAAACCATTTTTTACAATGTGCGGCATTTCTATAATATCGGCATACTCTATATGCCGCAAATAGCCGCCTTGTTGCACCGAGTGAGATATGTCGTGTATCTCATAAATTGCGCGACTCAGATCGGTAATGCGTAGCGCAGGGCATCCAGTAAAGGCGACCTCTCCAAGAAGGCCGCCCCTATCTTTTCCCGCAGGGTGCAAGCACCGCGATGGCTTGCGCCGCCCCATACACGCAAGGCATCCCTTATCTATTGCGAAATAGAACCATCTGGCCGCGCCGCGTAGTTTTTTAATTCTTCGCCTGTAAGGTGCGCGGTCTCGCCTAATACTTGAATTATCTCCATGATAAGAGAGTCCTTCTGCGACGAGGTGGTCGGGTTCGGAATGTTTAAAAAGATTTCTACGGGGTCGGTCTTTTCTTCGCCACCAAAGACAAAGTTTTGAAACTTGCGCGTGTGCGTTGTAAACCGCTTGATTAGTCGCAAGACATCAAGCGGCATCTGCGTGATCGCATCCCCATAGTCGGGGTCGTTTATCCACCGCTTAAGTTGTTCGTCGCGCCATTGGTTGATGCTCTCTTCACTCTCTTCGTAGAGCGTGTCAACGGGGCGCAGGCGTTTGATCTCAAGCGATAACTGCTCCGACTCTGGAAGGTCGCGGTTGCCCTTCCATGTCGGCGTATACTTAAACCAAGTCAATCCTAATTCCATGTTTGTCCTCTTTGCGTCAGCGGATAGGGTGCTTTTCTCAACGATTGAGAGGGGTGACGCAGGCCCCACACCCTACCCAAGAGTGCGCCGGAATTAATCAAATACGAGCGTGACCTCATCCTCGCCGCTTGAGCTTGCCAGAGCGACAAAGTTGACGCTGTAGCGGATCATATCGGCATCGGGGGAATCGCGCTGAGTTGGGTCGAGTTCGGTGACGTTACAGTTGATCTTCATGCGCTTGCCAACCGTGTCGCCAATCGTCACAAGCATATCCTTCTGGACATTGCGACGGAACTCGTTAAACAGGTTGACCTCATCCTTGCGAACGAGAAAGTCGAGCGAGCCAGTGACCTCGCGATAGGCCGGAACCGTTACGTCGGCGGCTGAGTCGCTTCCGTATTCGGTGTTGAGCAGGTCGATCCCTGTATTGATCGACAAGCTACCGCCCAAGTGCGTTATGGTTGTTGAGCCGTTGTCAAGCGAGAGCGATCCGGCGGTGCCGAAAAGCGGGTCGCCTGCGAACGTGCCGGTCGGCACATACGGAGCAACCGCATCGTTGTCCGACCATGAGGACGAGGCAATCGTCAACGTGTTGGTGCTGTAATCGACGGCGGTGACTTGTATGTCGTCGGTGCTTCCGACGCTGATAACCGAATACTTGCTGTAAAAATCAGCATCGTCAACGATCAGAGAGGTCGCGCTACTTCCCGCGCCGTTGGCCTGCGAGTTGCCCGTCTGGATATAGTCCTTGCCGATACCGCTCGCCGTCCATGTGACATACGAATCGCCGGACCAGTTAAAGGTCAAGTTTTGCACGACCGCACCGTATACGCCCTCAGATAGGTCGGAGGTCTTGCGGTAGATGCTCGCCGACAATGCGGTCGGGTCTTTCAGTAGGCTATACGTCACCGAAGTGCCGCCGCTTACCGTTTCCGTGCCGAGCGCGTGTTTAATAAATACGCCGATGTCGGGCGCGGTTCCGGCAGAACCCGAAGGGCGTAAGATGCCCGACGCGCTAAAAGGTTGTACTGGCGTACGCGTGACCGTGCGCTCTATGCGGCTTCGCGTGTTGCGGCGGTCGTTGGGAAACTCGCGCCCAACGGGTGCGCCCATTGTTATGGCCGTAGCGCGGAACGCATCG